GATGAAATCTTGTGGCCCTGCGAGGACGAGGATTAAGAGGACGAGGAGGAGGAAGAGGCGTGAGGGGTTGGAAGAAGTGGATGGCCGTAGGTTGCAGCCACGGCGACCAGATCGATCCAGACGCCCGCAAGGCCGTGCTGGAATTCAAAACGCGATGGAAGCCTGACACGACGATTCACCTTGGAGACTTCCTTGATCTCGCCGCATTCCGCAGCGGGGCGATCCGCGACACGAATGACAGCGATCACGCCGCCAACATTAGCGGCGATCTTTCCGAGGGCATAGAATTTCTTCACGAACTCAAGCCAAACTTCATTTTGTGCGGCAATCACGAAGCGCGGCTCTGGAAGCTCGCAGCATCGCCTAATGCGCTCGTTGCCCATGCCGCCAGCCTGACGATCCAGCGCATCGAGGAGGCGGCGCAGAAGCTCAAGGCGCGGCTCACGCCTTATGGTATTCGCAACTTCATTGAGCTTGGCGAAACAAAATTCCTTCACGGCTACATGTATAATGTCCAAGCCATCCGCGACCATGCGGAAACCTATGGGCAGTGCGTGATAGCGCACCTTCACCGCGTGGGCTGGGAGCGCGCTCGCACGATCGCCGGGGCATCGGGATATTGCGTCGGGATGCTGGCGCGCTTTGATATGCCTTACGCCGACACGCGCAGGGCAACTCTGGCCTGGAGTCAAGGATTTGCCTACGGCCACTATTCCGAGAAGAGCATCACAGTAAATTTATGCGAACGAAAAAAAGATCAGCCGTGGATTCTGCCGCTTTGACGGCAGCATGGAATGCGGCATTTGAGGTTGCGAAAATCGAGAGGCTTGAGGACTACGAGGCCGATGGCTGGATGTGGTCTGTATCGTTTGCCGAGAAGGCAGGCATCACGAGAACTTCCGCCTTGCACCGGCTCGAAAGGATGCACGCCGAAGGCAAATTGGATCAAAAAAAAATTCGCGTGATCTATGGCGGCTATGCGCGAAACATCTCGATCTTTCGCCCGAAGCTCTAATGCCAGAGCGGCTCTGCGGGTTTCTTGAAATCGTCAAGAAAATAATTTTCATGGGGGCGAAGATTTTTGTTTACATCCGGGCGGGAATGTAGAGAATCCAACTCAAGCGAGCGGGGAACCGCGAGCGAAACAGAAATAGAAACACTAAATAGAAACACAAAATGAAAATTGAAATCGGAACCCAAGTTGAAAGAATCGCCAGCGACTACACCAATGGACGCCGTGGCGAAGTGATTGAGATCAGCGGCGAGCGCGCTCGCGTTCGCTGGACTAACAGCCCAAGGACATGGGTGAATTTTAAGTATCTGAAAGTTATTGCAACCCCCTTCAAAGTCGCCTAACCAATCCAAGGCGCAGGTTCCATCCCTGCGCCGCCAACCCCAACCCACAGACATGAACCTTTATTATTGCCAAGCTACATCCATACTCGGCATTTTCGGCGACCATATCTGGGCCGACAGCAAACTCGCCGCAGAACTCGCCTTTCAGAACCTTCACCATTGCTGGCCCCACTACGTCATTTGTGAGAGGAGGGCCAAATGAGCCAGAGCGATTTCATCATTACATATCTACTCGCCGGCATTCTAATGTTTGCCTGCGGCTATCTGCTCGGATCAATGCGCGCCGAATCTCGCGCCGAGACAATGCGGCGCTGGTGGTTTGAGCGCGAGCAACGCCTAAAGAACTGGAAAGAATGACACCCACAGCGAAAGATTGGGTGATCATCGCGCTCATCATGATTGCGACCTTCTCCGCTATATTCGCGCTGGCCGTCAGTAGCTCGACACGCAAGCCGGATTTCAAACGATGCCCACTGTGCAACTCCAACCAGAACCTCGTCATTGAACTCTAAACAAAAAGGCAAGCGAGGCGAGCGCGAGGCCGCTGCGTTCCTAACCGATGAAGGCTTCCCGGCTCGCCGTGGGCAACAGTTCGCTGGCGGCACAGACTCGCCCGATGTGGTGTGCGAGACTTTGGGTGGCCTGCATTTCGAGGTGAAGCGCTGCGAGAAGGGCAACCCTTACGATTGGGTGAGCCAGGCTCAACGCGATGCAGGCTACAAGCTGCCGGTTGTTCTTCACCGGCGCAACGATCACGAATGGCTGGCGATCATGCCTGCCAAGGATTTCTTCCGCATTGTGCGGGAGAGCAACTTTGCCGTTTCGCCTGCGGCAGAGTCGAGTGAATAAAAGGCGAAAATAGAAAGAAAAATAGAAATGAAACTGACAAATGCCTTAAGTGGCGCAGAGCGACACAGACTCAATATGTTTATTGAGAGCAATCGCGAGATTGCAACAAGACGCACCGACTCGGCAATCGCCGGTATGGCAACCGAAAGCCTTGGATTCAAGGTTAGCTCTGGCAATGTTGCCGGATCGCGCAAGGCCGTGGGGCTTGCCAAGAATCGCCCCAAGGGCGCGCTTAAAAACAACGCCGTCAACTTCGTGGCAAAGGAACTCGTTCAATTGCTCTTGGAGTTAGGCAAAGAACCCAGCCAAATCTTAAGACAAATCGCCGAGCGTCGGCGCATGGAGGTAGCAGAATGAAAATAACATCAGGCAAACAAGCCCGCGCCCAGCGCGTGGTAATCTACGGCGTCGAATCGGTAGGCAAAAGCACATTCGCCGCACAATTCCCGAGACCCTTGTTTCTCGATGTCGAAGGTGGCACGTCTCACTTGGAGACTGATCGCGCTGAAATATCAGATGCCGCAGAACTCGACGCCGCCATTCGCGAATGCCAAACGGCGAGCTATGACACGATCGTGATCGACTCGATTGATTGGACGGAGCGCATGCTTGTCGACCAGTTGCTCGCCGAGCATAAGAAGAAATCCGTTGAGGATTTTGGATATGGCAAGGGCTGGGTGATGACGGCAGAGAAGATGGCGCGCCTGCTTGGCTCGCTGGAATCCCTGATCAATGCCGGAAAGAATGTTGTGTTGATCGCGCATAGCCAAGTCAAGCGCGTCGAGCCGCCCGATCTTCTCGCGGCCTACGATCGCTATGAACTCAAGATGAGCAAGCAATGTTCGCCGCTTGTGAAAGAATGGGCCGACGAGCTTTGGTTCTTCAAGTTCAAGACGAAGACAGTTGAATCTGAATCAGGCCGCAGCAAAGGCGTTGGCGGCAAGGAGCGGATCATACTAACCACCCACAGCGCGGCCTACGATGCCAAGACTCGATCAGGGCTGGCGGAAGAATTGCCGATGGCTTGGGATAGTGTGGCGCATTTGTTTGCGAAATCGAAAGAAAAAGACACAGAAACTTCTTCCAAAAAAGAAGCGTCTGCATGGCAGGTTATCGTTGAAGAAAACGAAGTCGATGTAAACGCATTCTTGATTGCCAAGGCGCAAATCAAGGAAGGCCAGACATGGAGGGATTGCAGCGACAAAGCGATCAAGCGCATCGCATCCGATGCTAATGCGTTCTTGATGACTGTCGCCAACTGGAGGGCAGGCAAATGAAACGCAGCAAAGAAACTACGACATTCAACGATTCTGCAATAGCCGCCCTAAAGGAAAAGCGAGAACAGGCATGGAGGCTGTTAAAGGAAAAGTATGAAGTCGTTAATACATACGAGGAGAAATGGGAAGAGACAGAAAAGGCCTATGTCGAGGCCGTCATGTATGAGCGAGCAAAGCGCGCCGTGATGGCAGACTTAATAAAAGCGGCAGGAAAGATATCAGAGAAATGAAAGAGATATCACCATCAATGCTTCCCAAGCTCGCAAGCTGTCCCGTCTTCGTTGGCGCAAGTGGCGCGAGCGAAGCGGCAGAACGCGGGACAGCCATCGACAGCATGATCCGCCAATCAATCAGCGGCGACACATTGCCAGATGTTGGGGAATACGCCGAGCCGGTAAATTGGGGTGTTGTTAAGCTGCTGGAACTCGCCAATGGCCACAAGATCGAAACCCGCGAAGAATACTTGCAAATGGATGTGCCGGGGCTATCACGCCCCGGCACTGCGGACGCGGTGTGCATCGGCGCGAAGTGGGTGGCCGACATTAAGACGGGCCAGATTCGCAACTATCGCGAGCAACTCGCGGCCTATGCTCTTGCCTGCATGGATGCACATTGGGAGGAAACATGGACGGCCCATGTAGTTTATGTGGATCAACAGGCAGTGCGCAGCTACGAGTTCACCAGAGAGCAATGCGAGCGCATTGTGGGCGAAGTGATCGCAAGCGCCACGGCACCATTAGCGCAGCCAGTGCCATGCGAGTATTGCGATTGGTGCGCGAATAAGAATCAATGTCGGGCACTTGTCACACAAAGCCAGACGGCCCTTCGCGATCTTTCTTCTGCTGATCTCGGCGGCGAGACACTCGATCTTATGCGCGAGCGCATTCTTGCCGATCCTGCCAAGCACAGCGACTTCGTGGCACGGTTCAAGTGGTTCACGAAGGAATTCGGTGAACCATTGACTGACGCTTTGAAGAATCGACTACAAGCCGGCGAAGAAGTGCCGGGGTGGAAATTGACGAATGCGGCAAGTCGCCGGTATGTCGAGCCAGAGGATGCGATCAAAGTCATTTCGCAAGTCACACCCGAGCGGGCCTTCATGCTCGCTGGCGGGAAAAT